CTTTCATCACATGAGAAACTTTGTGCTGAACGAATGAACAACATTTTAAAATCTATAGATGAAATGAAAAAAGAAATTAAGTCGTTAAGACAAGATGTTTCTATGGGTAAGGGTGGACTTAAAGTTATTCTTGCACTTGGAACATTAATTGTTGGTATTATAGGATTTTTTCAGTTTAAGTGAAATTTATATTAGCCTTTAGCATTTGCTCGGCAATCACAGGATATTGTAACAACACAGCGACATTACCAACGGAGTTTAATAGTTGGTCAGAGTGTGTTGGAGCAGGAGGTAAATTAATTCAAAATTTTTCAATTGAAATGAAAGACCCTATTGAAGAAAAAAAACTTTATATGAATTATTTTTGTAACGAAATAGAAAAGGAAAATGTATGATAATATATGGATACTCTGTAAAAACTTGGAGAGATAAAGCAGTTATTTACTGGCGTAACACAAATAAAAAACTTTTTACATTGTTTGTGCTTTGGTCAATAATTCTTTGGACAATGTAAGATGTGGTTAGCGTTATTAAAAAATCCTCTTACTAAAATTATAGCAGAAAAAACTTTTGGTGCTATTCAGCATAAATTGCAAAAAGATAAAATTGTAAGAGAAAAAGAATTAGACGCAGTATCACAAATTTCAATCGAACAAATTAAACAACAAGAACATTCATGGAAAGACGAGTGGTTGGTAGTTTTCTTTACACTATTAATGGCTTTTCATTTTATTCCATACACACAAGACACAATGGAACGTGGTTGGGCAATATTACAAAATGCTGACCCTATGTTTTGGTACATTATTTTAACAATAGTGGGAGCTTCATTTGGAGTAACTACAATGAATAAACTCAAAAAGAAATGATAGATAGAATTTTATATAATTTTTTTGGTTGGGTAGATAGTCTTTTTGAAAAATTAGATGAAGTTTTAACTTTTGATTTTCCTAAATCTAAAAAGAAAAAGAAATGAGAGATACTAAATCATTAGAAAGTTTTTTAAAAAAGATAGAAACACAAGCAAAAGAAAAAAATGTTTTTCGTCATTTAAAAAAAGAAGTTGAGCATGGTGCTAATGGTACAAGAGATTATGTTATTAAAAAAGGTATTAACAAAGGTAAGGTTGCTAAATGAAAATATCAGAAAATACTTCAGTTGCTTTACCAATCAGAAATTTACTTGCAATTGTAGGAGCAGTAGCAATAGGTGTTTGGGCTTATTTTGGCATTATTGAAAGATTAAATAGTTTAGAAACTAAAAACCAATTATTTGAACAAGATTTATTAGCGGCATCAAAACAATTACCTATAGACCAAGAACAATTCATGTTGTTGGAACATATAGCTCAACAAGTAGAAAAATTGGAACAAAACCAAGAACAAAATATGACTAATAAAGTCAATATTTTAAGACTTCAATCAGATGTAGAACGATTAAGAATTGATGTTGAGAAGTTAAAAGACAGTGTTAGAGCAAACATTGGAAAGTTAAATGGTGACCACTAATGCAGGTATCATTAGTTTTTGCTCTTTGTCTTTTTATAAACGGACAACTGGTTGAACACAGAATACAGGACAGTCTATCTACTTGCCTTAAAATGAAACGTGAAGCTACTCGTAACATGAGTATGGACAATAAACAATTTATGTGTGGTGAAGTAACAGCAGAGTTAGAAGAAAACGTAGATGGAAGCAAAACCATTAAAAGAATAATTCAAAATAAATAATGGCTAAACAAAAATTTTTGCATTTCGTACCTAGAGAGAAACCAAAAAAGAGAAAAGGAATACATGTCAAGTCAAGAAATAAAGGAAGTACCTTTAAAAAATACAACAGACAAGGAAGACCACAATAAAATAGAAACTGTCCTACAAGAGTTACCACAATTATTGGTAAACCATGCTTATAAAAAATTAAAATCTGGTGAAGACTTAACTGCTTCAGAGATGAAAGTATGTTTAGAAGTTTGCAAGACATACAGTAAAGAACCTTTATCTAAAAAAGAAGATAACATTTTAGACGAAGTACCATTTGACAATGGATAAACGATTAAAGAATTTTAAAAATTTTTTGTATTTATGTTGGAAGCATTTAAACCTGCCTGAACCAACACCTATACAATTCGATATTGCGGATTATTTACAGTCAAACGAAAAGAGACTGGTAATAGAAGCATTCAGGGGCGTAGGTAAATCTTGGATTACCTCTGCCTTTGTATGTCATCAATTACTTCTTAATCCTCAAAAAAATATTTTGGTAGTATCTGCTAGTAAAACAAGAGCAGATGACTTTAGTACCTTTACACAAAGGCTAATAGGTGAAATGCCATTGTTACAACACTTAATACCTAGAGATAATCAAAGACATTCTAAGGTATCATTTGATGTAGCACCTGCATTAGCTTCTCACGCACCCTCAGTTAAATCTATGGGTATTACAGGGCAGTTAACAGGTAGTAGAGCAGACATCATTATTGCTGATGACGTAGAGAGTGCTAATAACTCTCAAACACAGTTAATGAGAGATAGATTGTCTGAGACAGTCAAAGAGTTTGATGCAATTATTAAACCTAACACTGGTAGAATTATATTTTTAGGAACTCCTCAAAATGAGATGTCATTATATAACACATTAGAGGAAAGAGGTTTTAAAACAAAAATTTGGACTGCGTTAGTACCTAATGCTACACAAAAAATTAGTTATGGTCATAAATTAGCAGACATTATACAGGGTAAAGAAGGTGAACCTACTGACCCTAAAAGATTTGATAATGTTGACCTAATGGAAAGACTATCATCTTATGGTCGTTCAGGTTTTAACTTACAATTTATGTTGGACACGAGTTTAAGTGATGCCAACAGGTATCCATTAAAACTAAACGATTTAATTGTAGCTTCAGGTTGTTCTACATGGAAGGAAGCTCCTGCTAAGATACAATGGGCTTCATCACCAGAACAGATGAAAGCTATAGACCCTGATATACCTAATGTGGGACTTAAAGGTGATTACTTTGTAGCTCCTATGATGATGAGCGAAGAATTTACGCCATTTGAAGGTACATGTATGTCTATTGACCCCTCAGGTCGAGGAGCGGACAAAACAGCGTATGCGGTGCTTAAAATGCTTCATGGAGTGCTTTATTTGACTGCTATAGGTTCTTTAGATGGTGGTTATAGTGAAGATACAATGGCTAGACTAGCAAACATAGCTAAGAAGAATGATGTGAACTATGTAGTCATAGAAAGTAACTTTGGTGACGGTATGGCAACTCAGTTGTTAAAACCTGTCATGGCAAAAATACACCCATGTGAGATAGAAGAAGTTAGACATAATACACAAAAAGAAAAACGTATTATAGATACACTAGAGCCTTTAATGAATAGTCACAGATTAGTTATTGATGACTTGTTAATACATGAAGATTTTAAACTAGAACCTGACCATCAGTTGTTTAGACAGATGACTAGGATAACTAGAGACAAAGGTTCATTAAGACATGATGATGCCATTGATGCTTTAGCTATGGCGGCTAAGTATTGGGTAGACAGATTAGATAGAGACCAAATCTTATCTTACAATCAACACAAAGAAGAATTGTTAGACCAAGAACTAGAAAGATTTATGGAACACAACATAGGAAGGGTTCAGGAAAAAGACAGATGGATTTAGAAAAGACAAAAGAAGCTATTAAGAAAGAAGAAGGCTTTAGATTAGAAGTTTACAAATGTACTGAAGGGCATCTTACAGGCGGTTATGGACACAAAATGTTAGACGGAGAAGAGCCACCTAAAGACCACGCAGGTTGGTTAGTCTTGTTTGAAAGAGATTTTGCTAGAGCTGTTACAGGAGCAGAAGATTTGTTGATGATATGTCCTAATATTGATGAGACTGCAAGAAACATTGTGGTTGAAATGGTGTACCAAATGGGTGCTTACGGGGTCTCTAAGTTTAAGGGTATGCTCAAAGCTCTACAAGATGAGGACTACAAACAAGCTAGTGTGGAAATGCTAGATAGTAGATGGGCTAAACAAACGCCTAATCGTGCCAAACGAATGGCAGAACGAATGGCAAATATTTAATAGAAAATTCTGAGGGGGTATATGATATACACAGAGACAGAGTTTCCCCCGTGCCAGACCTGTAGAACTGCACAAAAGAACCAAAAAACAAGGCATTAAAGGGGTTTTTGACTATATAAGGACTGCATATCCTTTGCAGGTACACGGGGGCGGGGTGCTTTTTTTATTTTTGCGTGTGTGTGAGATAGTCTGTTTTTTTGCGTTGCACCTGTGGGCGTGTGCGTTGCTCTCTTTAAGTTTCACACACAGCCACACCAAAAGCACCACCACAAGCACTACCACAAGCCACACAGAGCCACGCACAGCCACGCCTTGAGGTCATTGCAGGGGTAAGGTCATAAGTATTTTAATTAGTAAAGTTACACTATTAGATGAGAGCAAAAAAAAAGAATACTCTGTGTATCTCTTTAAGTATCTCATTAAGTATAGACCAAAGGACAACAACAAGCACAACAAAGGATAGTTATTTATATAATGATTACTAGAAAAGACTGGCTAAAGACAGACGCAGGAAAGCAATACAAAGCCAGAACCAATAAAAATTATAGACAAAAGAAACAACAAACAAAGAAAGACAATTTAAAAGTTAATAAGTCTTTTGAGTTTCATTTTAAAACAAATCAGTCTTAATTATCCACTCATAAAGACTAATTCTGTCCCACATATTCCTATTAAATCCTGTGTAGTCCCATAATATCCTATAAATAAGGTAAAATAAGGCTTATTTATCAACATAAAAAAAAATTAACTTTTTTTGTATTTTATAGTTGCAATCCACAAATGCATCTATATAAGGAAATTACATTATTTTTTTACTGTTTTTTATCTACATACAAAAAACATGAGCCACACACGGTGAGTGTTGCAGGTTCAGACCTCGAAGGCGTAGAGTTTGACCTGTGGGCGTTGCGATACCAACACCCTGCAAAAATATTATCTGGGCGAGTTTGTCTTTAATGGTGTGCGGGTAGTCCTCACGGTTTGGAGGCGGTTGCAGAGATGCAAAGTAGGTCAAACCAAAATTTGCGGTTGATAATCTGCAAACACTCAGAGCTTGTCTTTAAGTGTTTACAGATTGCCAACGCAATCACAATCAATCAATCAACAAACGGAGAAAAAAACAATGTCACACTTTTATGGTTCAATACCTTACTCAGCTAGAAAGACAACAGCTACAGCCAGAGGACATAAGACAACTGGTTTGGTAACAGAGGCGGCTTCATGGGAAGGCAAGATTGTTACAGAGTTACATTTTGATACAGTTGTTAAAAAAGATATGTACTCAATTTATAGAAAGCCTCACGGCTCTAGTGGTGGAGAGACAATCTTATTGGCTCAAGGTTATCTAAATGATGACAAGCCAATTTTTACAGCTACAGACAAAAGCAACAACAAGGCGGTGGCGTAATGTTGGACACTAAACAATTAAAACAAGAGCCATATCAGAATGGGTTTCCAACTGTAAAAACTGCTTTAGAGTTTGGACAGGTTCGAGACCTTTTCAAGATAGTTGATGATTTAGTACAAATCAGAAACAATGCTATGTTCAACACTGTTGAAGATGAAAACAAGTTTAATTTTATTTTATCTGAATTACAGTTTTATCATAGAGAAATAGACTACACTAAACTTATCGAAGAAAAGAAAATCTTTAAATATTAAAAATAGACTTAAAGCCTATCCAAGCGGTAGGCTTTGAGACTTTTTTTAAAGTCAATATCAATCAATCAACAATACGGAGTACCACTTATGCAAATTGCAAAATGTGTACAGCGTATTCAAAGAGCGGAAAGCGTTGCAAAGTTTAAAGACAACCTTGCAAAACAAATCCACTTTGACAAATACGCAAAAGCAAAAGGCTCGGAGCGTTTAAAACTGTTCCATGAAGCTATTGCAGAAGGTTGGCTAATTGCGTGAAGCAGTTAAGCCTTTTCAGTCCTCAAGAGCTTATGAGATGCTATGAAGCAACAAACGTCATTAGCATTGTTAGAAAGTCTCTGAGAGCTACAAAACAAAAAAAGCCTGTCCCAACTACGGGGCAGGTTTTAAGATTTCCGAAAAAATTTGTATCTTGATGATTGGACTAGGTTGCCAATTAATCGAAGGCGAACTTGAGGAAATCAAAATAAATGCACTTGGCTACACTGAGAACGGCAGAGCCATCTTAGACAGCCAAGAGCATATATTTACTGAAGCGTTTGCAGAAATGGAAGTTTTATCTGCTGAAGATAAACTTGCAAAACTGCAACAAAAATACTTCAATAAATAATTAAGAACGCCGTCAAAACTTGATTAGGTTTTGTAACCTAAGGACTAGACGGCGTTTTTTATTCATCAACAATCAACGGAGCAAAACATGACTAAAAAAATATATATGAGTGATGAGGACAAAATGATGAGGGATAAAAGCCTCACATGGTCTAAACCTGTAATAATGACGAGTAAAGATTATTTGAAAGCCCAATTTGAAAAACTTAAAACTACAAAATATGGTTTTAGTATCAAAATATTTGATGGTGAAGGCAATTCAACTAATCAAATGGAGCTGACACCCAATAGAACAAATGAGTTAAAAGAAATATTAGAAAACCACATACAAGTATAATGTCAGGCTTTAAATCTTATAAAATACGAGACGGCGTTCATATCCCTTCTGACAAATATCGGAAGGGGTGGAACGATATATTTGGAAATAAAACTCAATCAACAAAAGGACTAGACGGTGCATCAAAAACTAAAAAAACAAGTGTTATCATTTCTGGTAAGGACAAGGTCACTAAAACAGTATGATGAATTGTCACCACATCAGGTGGCTTACAAAGCTGTTGATTTAATAGAGAGAGTTATCGAGGGAAATAACCCTCCACTATTTAATCTTACAAATGAAATCCAAAAATCAACACTGGAGGATTAATGGGTAACTAAAAGTTGTACTGAAGAGGCTTTAATAGCCGAAATGCCGTCTATTATTACTAGACGGTGTATACAACATGTGGAAAACTAACATTATTGGATTTAATTCACTAATGGATTGTTGTAATTTCTATCAAAACAAAGGAGGGAAATTGTTACTAACTAAAAATGTATATAATTTTTGGGGTGTAGCTTGGTGGACAAGCTCTAAACTATATTACTAAATTATAAACTTAGATAAAGGAGAACAAATGGATATTAAACTAGGTCTATTTAATATTTATACGGAAAAGTATTCCAAATGGAATTCTTTTAAGGTAAGTAAATCAAAGCATGAAACTATTATAGATATTGCGTACTGGCGAATATTTATATCGTAATGGTTTCAAGTGTGGTTGTCTTCACTTATAAAGCAAGAAACAACACTATAAAGTAGGAAAGGGAGAAAATGAAAAGCGGATTAAATCTATTAAAAATAATAGAGGAACTGCGTAAGTTTGATGCTCAAATTGAAGCTCAAGCTGTAGCAGTATTCTTTTTTGTTAGCGTTTACGGAGACAAAGATGGAATATCAATGCAAAAAATAAGTGAAGATTTAGACATAGCTCAGTCTTCAGTGTCTAGGAATGTTTATAAATTATCTGACATTAACAGACACAAAAAGACAGGGATAGGTCTATTAGAGGCTTTTGAAGACCCAATGGAAAGACGTAGAAAAATTGTACGTCTTACAGCAAAAGGTAGAAGAGTTTATTCAACTCTTTTAGAATGGGTCAAATAACAATGAAAAGCGGAGGTACAAATGCAACAACGAAATATAAAGTTGTTAACGGAGATACACCGCAAATTAACACTTAAAGGTTGGGAAAAGTTGCAATCTAAACGAGCCGAGAAAGTTATTGAAATGCTTGGTAAGGGAATGCTTGTGACTGAAGTTAACGATACCCACATTGGAAACCTTGTGGACACGTTGGAGGACAGAGGTTTTGCTCCTGCAACTATCAATCGTTATCTTTCATCAATCAGTAAGATGTTAAGGTTTGCTAATCAGAGACAGTCTATTTATCATCTTGATAGAATGCCTCATATTGAATGGCAAAAAGAAGACAATGGTAGAGAACGATACCTTGAACCAATGGAAGAAAAAGAAATTATCAGATTGTTAACCGAGTGGAATATGGTTGACTATTTGGAATTTTATTTGTTCTTAATTGATACAGGTATGAGACTAGGCGAGGCGTTATCTATTAAGAAGTTAATGGTACATAACAACAATGGAAACTATGTTATTAACTTACCTGCTAGTGTCACAAAGAATGGTGAACCTAGAGGTATACCTTTAACAGAACGTGCAAAGTCTATTGTTCTCAAGTTGTTAATAAAAGCGGAAAGAAACGACCTTGTGTTTTCACATTTAAAGTATTGGACTTGTGAGAATACTTGGAGACGTTTGCGTAAGGCAATGAACCTTGAAGACGACAAAGAGTTTGTCATTCATTGCTTGAGGCACACTTGTGCAACACGTTTGGCTCAATCAGGTAAGGTTGAATTACACATGATAGGTCAAATGTTAGGTCACAAGTCGTGGAAGATGATAAAAAGATACTCTCATTTAATACCAAATAACTTAATGGGAGCAGTGAATGTTTTAAACGGAATAAACAAATCCGCTTAAACATAAGATGTGATATGAGGATAGTTGGAAAGTTAGTAATGACAATGTTAGTAATAATGGCGTATTCAGGTGTGCATAGATGCAATAGGATTTGCAATCCTCTGCGTAACCATTCCGCCACGATGCCCCAACATTGTTTTAACAAGTAAACTCAACAACTATTCTCTATCACAAGCAAAACAAAATAGCAAAGGAGTGAACCTAATTTGTAGGTCATTCCGCAGTTGCATCAATCAATAATAAGGAGAATAAATGAAGATACTTGAAATAATGCCAACGTATCAAGACCAGACACAAACTGAAAAGATGTCTGCTGAGCTTGGAAAGAACCGCACAAATAAGAGAAGGCTGTCACACATAGAACGTGAAGAGGAAAGCGTTACGTCTTACGGTAAAGTTATTGTAGCAAATACAATACGTCCATTAGCAATAGCCATTGCAGAATGGGTAGAACATGCAATATCAAATGTTCATTCTAAACCACCCATTGCTCTCAAATATATTTCTCAAGTAGACCCTAAAATTGTAGCATTGATAACGGCAAAACATGTAATCAATACTATTACTAATACTAAAAATCTTACAGCTACCGCTATTACTTTAGGTGGTAGAATTGAAACTGAGATTAGTCTTAAAAATTTTAAAGGATTAAACCCAGAGTTATACGAGACAGTTAAAAAAGACTTAGACAAAAGGTCTTGGAACTATAATTATAAAAGAAGAAAATTAAGAGAAAGTGCAAAACGTGATGAAGTTATGCAGTGGGAAGAGTGGACTACTACTGAAAAATTACACGTTGGAATGGAGCTTGTTTCTTTGCTTATTTCTAGTACAGGACTTGTAGAAATAGCTACAGAACAACACAAACACAAGACTGTTAAAGTTATTAAACAGACTGAAAAAACAAAAGAATGGATTAATAACCGTAATAAGTTTAATGAGCTATTAAACCCAGAATACCTGCCTATGGTTATGCCTCCAAAATCTGTAGAGGACGGTAAAGTGGTCGGACACGGTTATTGGACATCAGAAATGCCAGAATTAGACCTTGTTAAACAAAAAGGTAAAAAATTCACTAAAGAATTAGAAGCCTTTGCTATGCCTGAAGTAACAACAGCAGTCAATTTAATGCAAGGAACAGCTTATAAAATTAATAAGTTTATTCTTGGTGTTATGCAAAACGCATGGGACAAAGGTTTATCTATAGGAGGTATGCCACCTATTAAAAACCTAGATTTACCAAATAAACCACATGACATTGAGACCAACCCAGAAGCACTCAAAAAGTTTAAGAAGGAAAGTGTCATAGTACATACAGAAAACAACCGTATGGTCTCTAAAAGGCTTCTATACGCTAAGATTATATGGTTAGCAGAGAAGTTTAAAGAATATGCTACTTTGTTCTTTCCTTTACAATTAGATTTTAGAGGTAGAGCTTATTGTGTACCTGCATTTCTTAACTATCAGTCTATCAATGGGGCTAAAGCATTGCTTAATTTTTCATTAGGTAAACCTATTACTACAGAAAATAGAGGTGTGTTTTGGTTAGCTGTTCACGGTTCTAATATGTGGGGCAATGATAAGGTATCATTTGAAGATAGAGAAAAATGGTCTTATGATAATTTAGCATGGATTAAAGAATGTGCTGAAGACCCTATTGCTAATCGTAAATGGGAGGACGCAGATAATCCTTTTCAATTTCTTGCATTTTGTGATGAGTGGAAAAGATACCATGAAACAGGTGATGGGTTTATTTCTCATATACCTGTTAACGTAGATGGTTCTTGCAATGGATTACAAATTTATTCTTTGTTATTAAAAGATAAAGTTGCAGGTAAATTAGTTAACTGCTTACCAAGTGAACTACCACAAGACATCTACCAGTTAGTAGCTAACGAAGTTATTAAAACTTTAAAAGTTAAAGCTAGTGAAGGCGACCCATTAGCACAAAAATGGTTAGAGTATGGTGTCAAACGGTCTACATGTAAAAGACCTATTATGACAATTTGTTATGGGTCTACTAGATACTCTTGCACTGACTTTGTAGTGGAAGATTTAACCAAAAGAAAAGACAAAGGAGAAATGCACCCTTTTGATGACATGTTTAAACCTGCAACATATTTATCTAAAATAATATGGGCTAGTATAGGTGAGAATTTAAAATCAGCTAGGGTAGGTATGGATTATCTACAAAACAATGCAAAGATAATTGCAAAAGAAGGAATACCTATACATTGGGTTACACCTGTAGGCTTTCCTGTGTTTCAATACTACCCAGAAATGAAAAGTAAAAGAGTAAGGTCTCATTTAATGGGTGAGGTGTTTGCACCGCAGATAAAACAAGAAACAAAAGAAACTGATAAGTTAAGAAGTAGAAATGCTGTAGCGGCTAACTATGTTCATAGCTTAGATAGTGCTTGTATGGTTAAGACTGTTAATATTGCTAAAGCAAAAGGTATTGATAGTTTTTGCAATGTGCATGATAGTTTTGCTACACACGCTTGTGATATAGATAAACTTAATCAAAGCATAAGAGAAGCCTTTGTAGATACTTTTAGTCAAGACTTATTTACAAAGTTTAAATTAGATGTTGGGCAATTATTGCCTGATGAAACTAGAAATAAATTACCTGCAATACCTGAAAGTGGTGATTTAAATTTAGCTTTACTACATCAATCTAAGTTTTTCTTTGCCTAAACCTATGCACTAATGGATAGTAAAGTTACACTATTAGAATAATCAACACGGAGAAAACACTGAGAACAATAACAATAAGGAAATAATGACTAAACAAACATACAATAAGATAGTAACACCTGTGGGTGTTTCTCAATACTGTTGGCTAAACACGCCTGACACTAAATTTGATAAAGAGAATGGAGGACACTTTAAAACTAACCTCATTCTAAAAGGGTCAGAAGCTCAAACAGTAATTAAATCCATTAAAGAAGAAATGAAAAAGTCTTTAGAAATGGCTAAAGAAAAAACTAAAGGTAAAGAACCTAAAACAGCAAACATGCCTTTTGAAGAAGAATATATTGAGGGTAAACCAACTGGCAATATCATCTTCAAATTCAAAGCTAAAGCAAAAATTATGATGAAATCTGGTGACGTAATAGACATCAAGATACCAATTTTTGATAGCAAAGGCACACCAATGAAAGAGCAAGTATGGTCTGGTTCTGAAATGAAAATTTCAGCAGACATGATACCTTACTACACCGCAATGGCGGGAGCAGGTGTGTCTTTGAGATTAAAGGCAGTACAAATAACCAAGTTAGTTGAAGGTGGAGCAGGTGCAGGAGCAAAAGGGCATGGCTTTGACGAAATTAAAGATGGTTATGTTGCACCCGAAGAACAACCTACTGAAGCAGATGAGATACAAGAAGCATCTGACTTCTAATCAAGTAGGACTTAAATATGGGTTTAGGTCAGGTCTTGAAATAGCAATCTCACAAGAGCTAGATGCTAACAAGGTAAAGTATAAATATGAGAAGGTTAAATTGACGTATGTCAAACCACAGAAAGCTCATGCTTATACGCCTGACTTTTACCTAGATGAACAAGATATTTATATAGAAACAAAAGGTTTGTTCACTTCTGCTGACAGGCAAAAGATGAGACTTGTAAAAGAACAACACCCAGAAAAAGATATTAGATTTATATTTAGTAATTCAAGAAGCCGAATATCTAAAAAGTCTGCAACAACTTATGCCATGTGGTGTGAAAAATATGGTTTTAAATATGCAGACAAACATATTCCATTGGAGTGGTTAAATGAACAATAATCTTAGAAGTAGAACTGATTTTATAGTTGTTCATTCAACTAAAACAAAACCTAATCAAAATTTAAGTGCAAAGGATATAACTTTACTTCATAGAAAAGAAGGTTTCTTTCACAACGCTTTTCATTTTGTAATTAAAAGAGATGGTACAGTAGAAAATGGTAGACCAGAAGATATGTCTGGTGCAATTTTACCAATAAACCAACCTTTAATTACTAATCAAAATTCTATTGCAGTAGGTCTTGTAGGAGGCTTATCTGAAGATGGAAAAACTCTCGACACTAACTTTACATTTCAACAATACTCTTCGCTAAGAGAACTTGTTAAAAAGTTGAAAACAAAGTACAAGGTTGAGGTAGTGGGTTGCAGAAATGCAATTAACTCCAAATCGTGCATGTGTTTTGACACAAGTGCGATTGTTGATTGAGACGCTCCTAGTTAGAAATAGCTAGGGGCGTTTTTTATTTATGGGCTAATGGAAGGAGACTGAAGTTAGCCCCTCCCTTTATTAATCCCAATGAAACATTTTGAATTAGAAACGCTTAACAGGCAGATAAACGAAGAAGCTGTACTGTGGAACAAAACTAAAGCACCTATACACAAAACAAACTGGAATATTTTGCTAAAAAAATTTAGCGAAGTTTACAAAAAACTAAAACCAGAAAAAATCTTTACAGACTTACAATGAACGAAAGCGAATTTTTATATCACACATCTTGCGATAATTGCAGTTCGTCAGACGCAAATTCCGTTTATTCAGACGGACATGCCTACTGCTTTTCTTGCAACACAACAACACAAGGACAATCAACAATGGAGCTTACACCAATTACAAAACAAGAAAGTAATTTTATTTCGGGTGAACATTTACCTCTTAATAAAAGAAAAATAAATTTAGATACAGTACAAAAATATAACTATCAAGTGGGTGCATGGTTTGCACGTCCTTGTCATATTGCTAATTATTATAATGATAGCAAAGAGTTAGTAGCACAAAAACTTAGATACCCTAATAAAGATTTTCAGTGGTTAGGTACACCTAAAGAAGCAGGTTTGTTTGGAGAACATACTTGTAAAGGAAAAGGTAAATACATAACCGTATGTGAAGGCGAAATTGATGCACTTACAATGTCACAATGTATGGATAACAACAAATGGGACGTTGTATCTATTAAAACAGGTGCGGCAGGTGCAAAAAAAGACATACAAAAATCACTCGATTTCTTGGAGGGTTATGAGAACGTAATCTTTATGTTCGACCAAGACGAACAGGGGCAGAAAGCGGCGATAGAATGTGCAAAACTTCTTACGCCTTCGAAAGCCAAGATTGCGTCTCTACCTTTAAAAGACCCTAACGAAATGTTGTTAGCAGGTCAGGAAGATAAATTAGTTAAAGCTATGTGGGACGCTAAACCATACCGACCTGATGGAATTGTCTTAGGCTCAGAAATATTTGATGAGATAATGAAAGAAGATAATTATGTTACCGCACAATATCCTTTTAAATCTCTTAATGATAAAACTCATGGATTAAGAAAAGGTGAGTTAACAACTATCACAGCAGGTACAGGTGTAGGTAAATCATCTTTTTGTAGACACGTTGCGTTAGACCTATTGAAACAAGGTTTTGGTGTTGGCTACATTGCATTAGAAGAAAGTATTAAACGTAGTGCGTTAGGTATTATGGGTGTTCACCTAAAAAAACCTTTGCACTTAACAAGAGAAGGAATAAGTGAAACACAATTACAAGAAACTTTTAAATCTACTATTGGTAATGGGAACTTTTATTTATATAACCATTTTGGCAACACAGTCGCCGATAGCCTTCTTAACAAAATAAGATATTTAGCAAAGTCATGTGAAGTAGACTTCGTAGTATTAGACCATCTACACATGGCTCTATCAGCATTAGGTGATGAACATACTAATGATGAAAGAAAACTTATAGATTATTTTGTAAGTAAATTAAGAACACTGGTAGAAGAAACAGGTATAGGTGTTATTCTTATATCACATCTTCGTAGGTCAGAAGGTGATAAAGGTTTTGAAGACGGTAAAGAAGTTACCATGAACAGTCTTCGAGGTTCAGCATCTATAGGTCAACTATCAGATTTAATCATAGGTATTAATAGAGATATTAAATCAGAAAAGAAATTAGCAAATCTTACAATTTTAAAAAACAGGTTTAGTGGTGAGACAGGTAAAGCATGTACTTTATTATATGATTTAAACACAGGTTGTCTGACAGAGACAACACCTGATGTATTAGATGACTACTAAAAAAACAACAACAAAGCATAAACGAAACGCTTTGTTTTGGTCTGGCTTAATTGCTGATGCAGTTGCCAAATATAAATCAACACACGTCCCCCAAACAATATCTGTTGGAAGTATTAAAACAGCTTTCATGTTGCAAGATACTTTAACAAGCATGGCATTGAGCGGTGATGATGCGGCGTGGAATATAGAAGTTAAATTAGAAACATTACATTAATTATGAAACTACCGAAAATAAATAAAAAGATACTAGATGCACCATTTGTGCATTGTTATTGGAAAGATATAAATGCCTCTGCTATTTGGACTTCATTAAAAGAAGCTAAAGCAAGTAAAGTTACTATCTGTATTACAGCAGGTTGGCTTTTAAGAGCAGACAAAGATGTGCATGTAATTGCAGGTGATGTTAATTTTAATGATGATGGCACACTAGGTGATGTAGGTAACGTCACTACTATGCCTTCAGTAAATGTATTAAAAATTAAGAAGGTATCAGTTTGAGATACGTTTTTGATATAGAGACCAATGGATTTTTACATTCTTGTGACAAAGTACATTGCATTGTTTTAAAAGATATAGACACAGGGGAAATACTTACACCTGATAATGAAACTGCTATTAAAAAACTAAAAGAAGCAGAGTTAATTATCGGACATAATATAATTAAATTTGATATTCCTGTATTGGAAAAATTATATTCCGCTACATTTACAGGCAAAATTTTTGACACACTTGTAGGTACTAGATTAATATTTTCTGACATCAAAGATAAAGATTTTTCAATAAAAGATTTTCCAAAAGATTGCATAGGTAAACACTCATTAAAAGCATGGGGCAATCGTATAGGTGAATACAAAGAACAGATAGAAACTGACTGGCAAACTTTTACACCTGAGATGCTTGAGTATTGTAAGCAAGATACAGAAGTTACTTATAAACTTTATAAAGTTATCGAAGAAAAAGGTTACTCCCAAGAAGCTATGGATTTAGAACATGAAGTAGCTTCACTTATATTTAAACAAGAAGAACATGGCTTTACATTTGATACTGAAAAAGCACAGGCTTTGTCTGTTAAATTAAAAGCAAGACTTGCTGAACTTTCAGAGGAATTGCAAGATGTATTCCAACCCATAGTTACTGAAAGATGGTCAACAAAAACAGGTAAGAAACTAAAAGATAGTGTTACTATATTTAATCCATCAAGCAGACACCATGTAGCTCAAAGATTAAAAGAGAAGTACGGTTGGGACGCTCAAGAATTTACAGCAGATGGTAAAGCAAAACTAGATGACAGTATATTATCTAAACTTCCATATCCTGAAGCAAAAATATTATGTGAACATTTTTTATTAAATAAAAGAATTGCACAAATAGCAAATGGTTCACAGGCTTGGTTAAAGCATGAACGTAATGGTAAGATACATGGCACTTGTAATACTAATTCATGTGTTACATCAAGAGCTAGTCATTCATACCCTAACTTAGGTCAAGTCCCTAGTACATCAGCTCCGTTTGGTAAAGAGTGTAGAGAATTATTCACAGTACCAGAAGGTAAACGATTAGTAGGTGTAGACGTAAGCTCTTTAGAAGTGATGATGCTTTGTCATTACATGTCTAAGTTTGACAATGGAGCATATACAAAGGTTGCTCTTGAAGGTGACATACATACAGAGACGCAAAAACTAGCAGGGCTAGACAGTAGAGATTTAGCAAAGCGTTTCTATTATTGTTTTTTATATGGTGGAAGTGTCAAAAAAATTGCTGAAGTAATAAACAAACCTTTTAAAGAAGCAGGAAAGATTAAGAAAAGATTTTTAAATAACCTACCTGCATTACATAAACTTATAGAAGGCGTACAGTCTGCGGCTGAACGAGGTTATCTAACAGGTTTAGACAAAAGACAAATCAAAGTTAGGAACAGCTACTCAGCACTCAATACACTTTTGCAATCAGCAGGGGCAATATTGTGCAAGAGATGGTTAGTAGAATTTAACAAAGAGATACAGAAATATAAGAACGCACAACAAGTTGTATGGGTACATGATGAAATACAAATTGAGTGTGAAGAAAAAGACGCTGATGAGATTGGTAGGATAGCAGTAGAATGTATTAAACGTGCAGGTGAACACTTCAATCTAAGAGTGCCGCTAACAGGCGAATATAAAATTTCAACTAATTGGAGTGGAACACATTGATAAATAAAAAATTTGATATTGACTTGAAATATGGTCAAGAGAGAGAAAAGAAATTAGCCTCAATTTTAGATAAAGATAAAACTAAAATAGAAGTTAAAACCGAAAGAGACTGGTGGTTTAAAACTGGTAACATTGCTGTTGAAGTAGAATGTAATGGTAAGCCTTCAGGTATTATGGCTACAACTGCAAACTATTGGGTACACATATTAGCTGATGGCGATAAGGATTATTGTAGATTAATATTTGATACAAGAACTGTAAAGAGATTAGCTAAAAAATATATCAAAACTTTAAAAGCAGGTGGTGATGGGTTTAGAAGCAGGTTTGTTCTTATACCTTTAGCCGAAATATTTTTACCAAAAAATTTAAGCAAATCTATGCAGGAGAGGATAGTTAAAAATGTATAAAAAGAAAAAAGTATTGTTAATTGATGGTGATATACTTGCGTATCAAATTGCCACAAACAATGAAGTAGAAACTAATTGGGGTGATGGACTATGGACATTACATTCAAATGAAAATAGTTGTAAACAACAATTTGATGCAGTCATAGATGACTTAGGTTCTAATTTATCAGCAGATGATTATATCGTTGCATTAACAGATAAGAATAATTTTAGAAAAGATATTCTTCCAACATATAAATCTAACAGAAATAGTAAACGTAAGCCTATAGTTTTAAACGCAATGCGTGAACACATTATGGAAAAACATAA